TAGGAGACAATAATGGCTAAATCAACTTTTTCAGGTCCAGTCAAATCATTGGCAGGATTTATTTCAGCAGGGGTTAATAACTCTGTTTCTTTAACCGCAGACACTACTTTAACAGTAGATGCACATGCAGGAAAAATCTTATTGTGTAACGATGCAGATGGTAAATTTACTTTGCCTTCAATTGTATCAACAACACCAAGTGATCCTACAGATCCTAATCAGACAAACAATATTGGTGCTACTTTCAATTTCTATATTGAAACAGCAGCTACTGATCTTGATATTAAAACTGATGGAACTGATAAATTCAAAGGTGCAATTCTTATCGCTATCGATGATAGTACAAAGAAAGCTTTTGTTCCAGGTGCATCCAATGATGTTATAACAATGAATGGTTCAACTAAAGGTGGAATCGTGGGAAGTATTGTTAGCTGTACAGCTATTGATACTGCTACATATCTTGTTCATAATTCATTATTAATTGGTTCAGGAACTATAGTTACACCATACGCTGACGCGTAATTTAGGAGCTAACTATGTCAGGTAGAATTGTAGGCTCAGATGTAAAAACAGCTACTAGCACTAGCTCCGCTACTGGCGGAGCTGTTTTGCAAGCGGGCAGATCTAGATTAAGAGGTTATGTTATCGCAGGAGGGTCTTCTGACGGTACTGTAACTTTTAGAGATGGTTCTGTTACTGGCACTACTCTTCTTATTGCTCCTTGTAATGCAAATGATACTGAAACTATGAATATTCCAGATTCTGGAGTTTTATTTTCAGATGGTATTCATGTTGTATTAAGCAATATAGACAGAGTAACTGTTTTTCATTCTTAGTTTTTATTTTTGTAGTAGCACTTCTATAGTGCTACTATATTAAGTGTTATGGCAGAACGAAAAAAAGCAAAACCTATACGTAAAACAACTAAAGGTAAAGGCGCTAATTACCGACCCACCAAGTCTGGTGCTGGTATGACTAAAAAAGGTGTGGCAGCCTATCGTAAAGCTAATCCTGGATCTAAATTAAAAACAGCCGTAACAGGCAAAGTTAAAAAAGGCAGCAAAGCTGCAAAAAGACGTAAATCATATTGCGCTAGATCTCTTGGACAGCTTAAACGTAGTTCAGCTAAAACAAGAAATGATCCTAACTCAAGAATACGTCAAGCAAGACGAAGGTGGAAATGTTAAATGGCTAGTGGAAAAAAAGATGCTTGTTATCATAAAGTAAAGCGTAGTGCGAAAGTTTGGCCTAGCGCATATGCTAGTGGCAGATTAGTCCAATGCAGAAAAGTTGGCTCAGCCAATTACGGTAAAAGTAAAAAAAGAGTAAAAAAATCAGCTGGCGGTGTAATAAGAGGCCAAGGAATAGTTATGGCTAACAGATTAAGATAATGGCTAAAAAAGAAACGCTTAGAGATTGGTTTTCTAAAAATGATGGTACAGGATGGGTAGACTGTAAGACTGGCAAGCCTTGCGGTAGAAAAAAGGGTGAAAAACGCAGAAGTTATCCTGCCTGTAGACCAACAAAAGCTCAATGTACATCAGCAGCCAAAAAAAAGACCAGCTCCAAAAGAATTAGCTGGAAAGACGGTAGGACAAAAAAAGCAAAAGGCGGTCCTATAAATATTTATATAGCAAGAGGTTGTGGTAAAGTAATGAGCAACCGAAGAAAGAAAACTAAAGAATATTAGGAGTAATAATGTTTAAAAAAACTAAAGGCTACTCTAAAGGTGGCAAAAAAAGCGGAATAAAATCCAAAGGTATGTCCAAAGGCGGGAAAAGAGGCGGAATAAAAAAAATGTCTAAGGGCGGTATGGCTAAAGGATATAGGAATGGTGGCGTGACTAAAGGATATAGGAATGGCGGCATGACTAAAGGAAACTCAAAAGGTGGGAAAAAGGGCGGAAAAGGATAAGTAGTAGTGTCTTATCTATATAGTAATATTCCTCATTTCAAATGTTGGGTGAGGAAAGAATATACGCACAATCATGATAAGTATCATGGTGAGTTTTTGCATGCTATGGCTGTTGGCGTTACAACAATGCCAAACAGATGTCTTAGTTTTCATATAATTTTTACTGGTGTTGAAGCAGAAGGCGAGCCAGAAGATACGATTCATGGTGGCGCTATGTGGGCTCGTATGCCAATCACATCTTTGGTTGGTGATACTCCTTTTGAAGAATGGCCAGAGCCAATGCAAGTTCATGACGCTCAGCCCTGGGATTGTTCTTCTCATCATAATTCAGTTTACGTTATTGATAGGGCAACTCCTTGCCCTTGGTTGGCTAAAATAGACGGTAAAATGTTTCCAGCAAAATATTACTTTACTGTTGATTATGCAGAAAGCGAGATAGCAGATGATCCTGCCCAGCATAAAAGCAGCCATGTTTTAGAGTTATTAGACGCAGGAGAATGGACTGGAAATATCGTTGCGTTACCAAATAATAGAGTTAGGGTTACGCATCCTGCTTGGTTCCAAGTTGGAGAAGGAGCGCCCGACTTTAGGCCGTCTCAACATATACATTATTCTAAATCTGATTTAGACTATACTCTAGACGTTAATCGAGTTTTCGATAACCTATATAACGAGGATTAGTAATGGCTTTGTCAGGAAGTACAAATTTTGAACCAAACGTAGCTGAGTTCGTAGAGGAAGCATTTGAAAGATGCGGCCTAGAACTTAGAACTGGTTATGATTTAAAAACTGCTAGAAGATCTATTAATTTAATGCTTGCTGAATGGGCTAACAGAGGTCTAAACCAATGGACAATAGAGCAAGATACTCAAACTGTTACTAAAGGAACGGCTGAATATACTTTAAACTCTAACGTAATTGATATTCTAGATGTTGTTTTAAGACGTACAACAAATGGAGAGCAAACTGATATTTCTATAGAAAGATTAAGCAGAAGTTCTTATTTAAACATTCCTAAAAAAACAACTCAAAGCATGCCTTCTCAATGGTTTTTGGACAAGCTGAATGCACCTGTTTTAAAAGTTTGGCCTACGCCAGAAAACTCAACAGACATTTTAGTTTTTAACAAAATGGTAAGAATGGATGATGCCGACGCTGGAACTAATACAATGGATATGCCATTTAGGTTTTATCCTTGTTTTGCAGCAGGTCTTGCATATTATATTGCAATTAAAAGAGCGCCAGAAAAAGCTCAACTGCTAAAACAATTATACGAAGAAGAATTTGATAGGGCTATGTCTACTGATGAGGATAAAGCATCATTTAGAATTAGGCCTTTTAATAGTTTGAGGTAAAATGTCTTACGCTTCAGGTAAATTTGCAGTAGGTTTATGCGACAGATGCGCGTTTGAATATCCTTTGCTAGATTTAAAAAAAGAATGGACTGGTTTTAAAGTTTGTCCTGAATGTTTTGAGCCAAAACACCCTCAATTAGAACCGCATACAGCCCCAGCTGATCCTCAAGCACTTTATCAACCAAGACCAGATACAGACAAAGAGGTTGGTGAAGGCTATGTTGTGGTTGTTTATACAGATATTTATACACCTCACTATATGAACTCAGACATTATAGGAACAAATTTTACAGTTTCTGAAATGACAGGTGATGTTGGAGAGGTTACAATTACAACATCATGAGTAGTCCTTTAACATTATCAGAGCTAAAAACACTTGTTCAAGATTTCGTTGAAAATTCAGAAACAACTTTTGTAAACAATTTAGACAATATTATTCAAAACGCGGAAGAAAGAATATTTGAGCTAGTTCAATTTGATTATTTTAGAAAAAATGTACAAGGATCTATGACTGCTGGCTCTAGATTTTTAACTGCTCCAACAGATTTTGAATTAAGTTTTTCTTTAGCGGTAATAGATGGAAATGGAGATTATCATTTTTTAGATAAAAAACATCCAAGCTTTATGCAAGAGTATGCTCCAGACCCTACTGCAACTTCAGAAAGGGGCAGGCCTTTATATTATGGAGATTTTGATAAAGAGTTAAATACAGGTCTTAAAGAATCAACTCTGATATTATCCCCAGTACCAGATCAAAGCTATTCAACAGAATTACACTATTTATACAAACCAACTTCTTTGGTAACAGATACAACTGGGACTTGGATGTCAGAACATGCAAGAAATGGGTTATTATATGGATGTTTGGTTGAAGCTTATATTTTTATGAAAGGCGATGCCGATATGATGAAACTCTATGAAGATAGATTTCAACAAGAAATGGCAAGATTAAAAAATAAAGCTGAAGCAAGAGGAAGAAGAGACGAATACAGATATGATTCGTTAAGAACGCAAATTACTTAGTTTTTAAAAAAGGAGAAGATATGAAACCAATCAAGAAACTTGAAGGTAAAACCGTAGCTATTGTCGGAATGGGCAAAAGTTGGTTTGACTATAACTTAGCAAAATCACATGGCTCACACTTTGATGAGGTATGGGCTATCAATGCAGTAGCATCTGTTATATTTCATGACAGAGTATTTATGATGGACCCACCATCTAGATTTTTAGATACCGATGATGCTGGTGGTCAAACTGATAGTATGTCTAAACTTCTTACTGAACACCAAGGGCCAGTTTATACATGTCAATTAGATGATCGTTGTCCTGGTTTAGTAGAGTATCCAATAGATGAAGTGCTGGCTGGATGCGGATCTCATTATATAAACAATACCGTTGCTTATGCAGTAGCCTTTGCCTTGTGGAATAAAGTTGCAAAAATAAAAATGTTTGGAATTGATTTTAGTTATAAAGGCAATTTGCATTTTGCTGAAGCAGGCAGAGCTTGTGTAGAATTTTGGTTAAGTAAAGCAATGTTCAACGGTATTGAGATTGAGGTTGCTCATACGAGTGGATTGCTTGATACAGCAGTCCCAGCTGATGAAAAACTTTATGGCTATCATCGTTTAGAAGATCCTTTGGTTGTTATTACAGATGAGAAAGGAGTCTTGATTGCTAAAAAAAGAAGTCAGCTGCAACAATTTAAAAGAGAACAAGAGCCTGTTTTAGTTGACAGGAATGATACCCACCTTAAAAAAAATAAAGTAGGAGAGCCTAACAAATGGTAATGAGTTATAAAGCTGGACCCGAACTGGGAATTATAGAAGTTTATACAACAGACGAAGGCGGACATCCACCTAGTTTTTGGGCAAAGTTGTGTGTAGAAAAAATGATACAAACAGAAGATGACACTCCTCAAGAGATAAAAGATCAAGTCAAAACCTTCAAAGATAATATAGAAAAACTTATTGAAGAATATATGCAAAATGCTATAAAATCTGATAGGATTACAATAAATAATCAATTAGATAAAGCAGGCTTTAAAGAATCTGCTGATTTAATTAGGAAACTATAATTATGGCAATTACATCAACACTTACAACAAGCTTTAAAAAAGAACTTCTTCTTGGCAATCATAATTTTGCTACTAATGGAGATGCTTTTAAATTAGCCTTGTATACTTCATCAGCTACTTTAGGAGCTACCACAACTTCTTTCACCACTACAGGTCAAGCATCTGGTAC